GGCCTGGGCTGTCGATCCTGACCACGCACCTCATCTTCAGGGGCGAGGTGATGTCGGTGAGGATCTTCTGACCCTCGATCTTGTAGGTCGACTGCCAGTCGTCGTCCCAGCACCATTGGTCGTGGATTTCGACCAGCGCAAGGTAGGTCGCCGGTAGCTGATACTGGAAGCTGTAGCCGAAGGCCGGGACCTCCGTCAGGCGACCGAGACTGAAGCGCTGGATGGCGAACTTCCAGGGGTGGGCGCGGAGCTCCGCGTCCCGCAGCCGCTCGAAGCAGCTGTTGATGGCTTTGGCCTCTGCGCTGAGGTCCGTCAGCGAGGTGATCGCTGACGCCCCCAGCTTCAGAAGACCCGCATTCCCGATGGAAACGGCGGAGCCCATGGCCGTGCCTTACGGACGGCCGACCAAGATCCAGCCCTTGAGCGTGGCCGCAGCGGGGATGGTGCCCCCGGCCACGGTCGCGATGATGCCAATGTGCCCGGCTGGGTTAAGCACCACCTGAGAGGTCGCCACGTTGAAGCCCCATGGCGCCACCAGCACCAAGGAGACATCCTTGGCAGCCACGAGGCCATCTGGATCAGCCGTGATTGCGGTGCCGTCGTTCTGGACGCCCGCCTGCCAGCCGATGTCCAACGTGCGCGAGGTGCCCCAGCCGCTGTTGGTGAACTGCCCCATCAGGAACCGGAACGGACCAGGAGGGATCTTCAATAGACCCACCGTCGAGGTGGCGTCGCCCGCCGTGGACCCCTGGGTGTGGCTGAAGTAGTACCAAGTCAGCCGTGTGCCCTGATCGGGAGGGTTCTGCAGAAGGTGAGGACCGCGAAGGCCGAACTGGTCCCAAGCGGTCGTGTAGTCGTCCAAGAAAGTGCGGACTGCCATTTACTTCACTCTCGCTTAGGCGTGATAGACCTGAATCTGCAGCACACGGCCGGGCTCTAGTCGAGTAGCCCCATAGTGCGCCGAGATGTAGGTCCGCCAGTTGAACTTGTACGCCGGATCACGGCCAGCCTCGATGTTCATCTCCTCCCACATGCCGAGGTGCATGCCGGACTTCACCCAGCATGGCAGCGTGCGAGTGTTGGTGCTGAGGGCGAGATCGGCCGTCTTCTCCAGCGTCAGCGTAGAAAAGACGTGGAAGTTGAAGCCAAGGATCGACGGCAGCTTGCCGGTCGCCAGGGCTTTCTCGTTCACGTACTCGTTGGAGAGCAGGGTCGGATCGGAGAGAAGGTCCTCGACCTCGTTCTCCGTGATGACCATGTGAAGCTCCTCGGTGTCGAGATTCACATACTCCTTCTCGAACACCTTCCTGGCCGCGATCAGCTTGGCACGGTTGAGGCCGGTGTTGGTGCCGCCGACATTGACGCCGATGGTGTACTTGCTCGCCGTGTTGATCGAGGCGTAGGTCTCAAGCGTGCTGCCGGTCTCGCCAGTCTTGGCGGTGCGGTAGAACGAGTTGAAGATCTCGATGTCTTCGGCGCGGCGCATGCCATTGACGCCAGCCTCGGTGTACTCACCGTTCGCGGCGATGCCGGTGAAGATCTTGTCGAAACGATCGTCGAGGTAACCCCACTCCTTACCGATGGGATCGATCCACCGACGCTCATGGTTGATGTCCATGCTCGGGGTCGGACCTTTACGATCCGTGATCGTCTGCGCCTCGGTGGTGCCGAGGTAGTTGACCGCCGCGGCCTGAATACCCGTGTAGCTGCCACGGAAGGTCACCGCGGAGCGCAACCGGCCGCCCTTGTCCTGTAGGCGATGGCGCACTTCGGCTCGGAACTCCTGGATACGCCAGGCCGGGATTGCGTCGACGACTGCCATGGGAATGGCTCCAGATTGGTGGGACCAATCGGAAGCTTTCCCGCGTCTTGAGGCGGAGCTGCCTGGACCGGAGACACCCGGCCGTGGGTGGCGCACTTTCGCGCGGTCAGCGGAGCCCTATGGCTTACCCGCTATATCATGTCGTATACAGCTATGGTCGCAGTGCGCACAAGAGGACCATCAATGACAACCTACAATGTACTCACCGTTGTCCGTGACGACGGCTCCCGTGACGTGACCTCGACCGATCGCGACGGTTCGTCGGTTACCCTCGACACGGCATGTGGCACCAGCGGCGTCTCGCTGGTCCTCAATGAGACCGTGCTGAGGGCCAGCAATCCAGCGGCCAATATCTCATCGGTCGCAGAGGAACTCATCGAGGAACTGGAGGCCTGCCTGCACAATCAGACTAGGGTCTGACTACTGGTCGCCGTAGGCCTTCCGGTAGAGTTCGGAGAGTTCCTTGCCGGCGGCCTGGGCGACATCGTAATTGTCGGACTCCTTGCGCTTCACCCACTCGGGGTTGGCACGCAGAGCCGTGATCTCCGCCAGCGCACTCTCCTTGCCACCGCCACCCGACACTCCGGTGGGATCTACCCCAGCATCCTCGCGCAGGAACTCGCCCGCAGCGGCGAACCGCTCGAACACGAACCTGGTGCCGAGGGTCTCCTCGATCTTGCTGAGAGCCTCGCGGTCCACGCCCATGGCGCGGGCTGCCCGGCGGGCCAACTCCACGTTTGCGTCGTAATTCACGCCCCACTCGCTGCGCAGGGCATGGTGCTCGGCGGTGTTCTTGGCAGCGCGGGCCGCATCGTCGCCATCGGTGGATGACAACTCGAGGATCGCGTCGATGACGGGTTGCGCCTGCTTCGGGTTCAGGCCTCCTGCATGGAATGCCTGAGCCAACCTTTCTGCCACCTTCGCGTCCGCGCCCTCGACGGACTTCAGCCCGTAGGCATCGGGTGAGGGCGTCGCCGGTCGGCCGAGCTTGTTCCAGACTTCGTCCCAGGCCTTCGGGTCGGCCCCTTCCTTGGGGAGGCGTACCGCGTCCGACCAGGTCGCCTTCTGCTCGAGTTCGCGATAGCTCTTGAGCACGTCGGCCGGAGACTTCCAGCCGTCGGCACGCTTGCTGTGGAAGTCCAGTAGCTCCGGCTCTGCCCCCACCAGCCAATCGGGAGCTGAGACAGGCGCCGATGCTGGCGGGCTACCGCCCCAACCCTCTCCGCCCGTGGCAGGCGGTGCTCCGCCGCCACCGTCACCACCAAGTGCCGCTGCTGCTTCGCTCATGTCATCCTCGCTTGCTCTACAACCGATTTCGTCTCGGCCACGATCTCATTCCTCAGCGCCCGCAGCTGCCGGTCGATCTCGCCGCGGTCCATGTGGAGGAAGTTGGCGATCCGCAGCCACACGAGCCGCTTGCCTTCCTCGCGCGCTAGGGACAGCTGGGTCACTTCGGGCTCGTCGACCGTACTGCTGGTGGCGCGGCAGAACACCGCCAGATCACCCAGAACCAGGTTAGCGTCGGGGGACTCGAACACCCGCCGGTAGGCCAGCGTGAGCCGACGGTTCTCCGCCCAGACTTGCCACGGCATGTTCAAGCGGGCATCCCCTGCTCGAGCTTCTTGGCCTGCGCAACGGACTTCACCGCCGCTGCCTGACCGGGAGCCTGCTCGGCGTCCATCTGCGCCTGCTGCTGCTGCGCACGGGCCTGCCGGGTCTGCGCCACCTGGGCCGGATCGAGCAGCCAGCTCGTCGGCACGTTGTTGATCTCGGCAGTCGACCGCATGACCTCGTCCTTGTCGAACACGTCCATCACCGACGGATCGAGTTGGATCATGCCGGCGGTGGTCTCGATCGTGCGGGCGAAGCCGGCCGCCTCAGATGAGCGCTGAAAACGAGACAGCGGGCCTTCGTACTCCACGCGGATCTGGCCGCCGGCCTCCTGCAACTCCTGCGGCATCGGCGGGAGCATGTTGGCGGCTGCCAGGATGTCGAGCTCGCGCTCGATCAGCGGCCCCAACAGCTCGGACTGCTGCTTGCCCATCGTGGGCGCCAGTAGGTCGCCCTTCTCCTGGCTCCACTGCAGCACCTCCGTGGCCGTCATGTTCGGCTTCTGGATGAGGATCTGGAACAGGTCGGTCAGGAAGGCCGCCTGGATGTTCTGGCGGGAGGTCGCATACTCCTCGCGACCCTCGGCCAGGTTGGCGCCCGTCTGGAAGGGTACGGCGAGTTGCTTGCCCTCGGCCGACACCCAGCCATAGTTGGTGGCGCCAGGGCGGGTGGCGAACGGCTGCAGCACCCCGCTCTCGCCGTGCAGCAGGATCGGCGGGTCCACCGCCATCTGGCCCTGCCGCAGCAGCGTGCGCCTCTGCTCGTTGGCCGTCTTGATGTCCGGCAGCACCATCAGCGCCGGCGCCCAGCCATAGGCGGTGTTGCTGCTCATGTAGCGCGGCACCGCATACGGCATGGTGCGGTATCCGCCGCGACCCACCAACTCCTTCGTGTCGTAGCAGATGTGATAGCTGGCCTTGGCGAACCCGGCGATACCCATCGCCCCGGGCGTCCACTCCTGCGCCGGCATGACGATGTGGAGGAAGGTGAACTCCTTCTCCGGGTCCTTCTTCATCGCCTCCTCGACCTGCCGGCCGATGGTGACCGGCATGGCATTCTTGTAGCGCTGCCGAGCCTGCCGGGCCGAGTAGCGGAACTTCCTGAACACCGTGTCGACCATGCCTATGTGGTCGGTGGCCAACCAGACCTCGGCGAGATGGATGTGGCGGTAGCGGATGCCGCGGCCAAGCTCCTCCTCGATCAGCATAGGCCCGGTGCCGAAAGCCCCCAGGCTCGTATAGACCTCCGAGATGTTGCCGGCGAACCCAGACTTGCTGGCGTAGCGGACGCGGAACAGCAGGTCGCGCACGTCCTCCAGATAGCGCGTCACCCGGTAGTTGCGCTTGAGCGAGGTCTCGGCCGGCTGCAGCAAATGCCACTTGGTCTGCTTGGGCGTCAGCAGGCTCTCCAGCACCGCGGCGAACCTCTGCACCCCGAGCGCACCTGTGGCGTCGAAGATCCGCTCGACCCGCTGATCCGGCGGAACGGTGTGGTGATTGTTCTGAAATATCGCGTGCTGCGGCAGGACGCGCTCCGCGATGTCCTGCCACTTCTGATCCCAGGAGTTCCGGTGGTTCTCCAGGATCGAGAACCGGCGCAGGAGATCCCGGGCGATGTCATCGTACATCATCCGAGTAGCGACCGCGTCGCGACGCCGCCTAGGTTCTTCACCCCGCCCTCGCCCGTTAAGGTCGTTGCCGCGATCCCGTACTTCTTCTTCCTCGGATCATAGGGCAGCTTCTCCGCCATCAGGCTTGCAGGGTCGATCGGCGTGGCCGCCTCCACCCGTGCCGCCGCATCGTCCAACGTCGGCACCGGAGGGGCGGCGGGATCTGCGATCGGCTGCGTGACCGCGGCCACAGGCTCGGGCTGCGTGAACGGGGCCGGGGCCACAGGAGCCGCCTCGAGCACCGGGGCGGGGATCTGCGGTACGATCGCCGCAGCCGCGGGAGATGGAGCAGGTGCCGCAGCCGGTGCGGGCTTGGCCGGCGCGGGCTTTGGCTTTGGAGCCATCGGCTTCTTGACCGGGCCGGTCAGCTTCGTCGTATTCTTCTCCAGGCGGAAACGGTTGATCGCCCCCGCCAGCCCGGCCCCAAACCCGCCACCACCCTCGGCATTGGCCCGGTTGTTAATGGCCGCCCGCTCGTCCAGAATCTTCAGCTGTGCTGCAGTCAGTGCCATCTCACATCCTCACCTCGCCAGTGCCCACCGCATACTGCACCGCCGGCGCCCGCGACCCGAACCAACCGACGGCACCCTCCTTCGGCCACGCCAGCTCCACCTTCACGTCCGTCACCCGCGCCAGACAGTCGAGCATGTCGTCGTGCGCCGAGTAGGGCCAGCACGCGAACTCGCCGTCCACGAACCACTTCACCAGATCCTCCGGCTGCCCGCTCGCCTCGACCATCCGGGTCAGGCTGTCCGGTAGGTAGATTTTCGACTGCTCGAACTCCGGTATCAGACCCTCGATGCGGTCGTTCTTGCTCTGCCGCACCCCGCCCATCTCGTACAACTCGAAGCGATAGTTCTCCGACTGCATCATGTGCTTGAAGTGCTCGATGTCGGCTTCCTTGCCGTATTGCTCATAATAGACCCGTCTGGGTTGCCAAAGACGATGCAGTCCGGCAAGCATGCGCCAGCGTTCGCCGAGCGAAAGGCGATCCCGTACCATGTCAAGGACATAGTAATTCCGGTCGGCACAGAGACATACAACCATGGCAACGGTATAGTCTGAGTATTTCTTCTTGCTGTTTGCCGGGTCGACGAGGATGTAGACATTGCCCTTGATGCTCCTAGGCTCCTTGTAGAACCTCAGCCACTCGCGGCGGAAATGCACCTGGCCGCCCGCCAGCGGGTTCAGCAGCATCTGCGCCGCGAACGTCACCGGCCCCATCCGCTTGCGCTTGTTCGCGAGCAGCTGCGGCGAGAGCAGGTACGGCTTGCCCGCATCGTCGACCGCCGGCCAGATCCGTGGGTGCGCCGCCCCGCGGTCGATCATCGTCTGATAGACGTCGGCAAAGTGATAGCGCGTGCCGATGTAGCGCTCGCGCCCGTCCGCCGTGGCCAGGTTCAGGCTCAGCTCCCAGGCCGCCAGAGTGCTGATCCGCATCTCCTCCGACCGGGACGAATCGAACGTCACCACATCGTCATAGACCCGCAGCATGAAGTGCTTGCCCGTCGGCTGCCCATCCACCAGACCCCACGCCTCGAGCGTGGCCTCCTTCGGGTTGGACTTGCGCTTCAGGATAAGCCCCGCATCCTCCGACCATCCAGGAGCCTGCTTGAACGGGTCCGCCCAGACCACATCATCAAATAGCCACCGTAGATAGGGATTGCCCTCCAGTTCACGCTTGATCTGCTTGAGAAACGCCTTAGCAGCAGGACGTGTGTGGCTGAAGATGCCAACAGTAAGTTCTGGGTCGGCCAGGATATCCTGAAGCGTCTTGCCAAAAGTAATGAGCGACGACTTGTAATGGTCGCGCGCCCACAGGTCGAGGTGCCCGTCTGGCGAAGCCAACACCTCATCGCACCTGTCCAATAGCCACTGCTGCTCCAGATCCCGCCGTCCGCACACCACCCGCATCAGAAAGAACAAATCGATCAGCGCCGCCGCACGGATCTCCGCCTTGCCGCCATGCTCCACGATCCGGTCGTGGAGAGCGATGACATCTGCCAGGACCCTGCTCATCGACCCATCAACTGCCCCATGGTGACGATCATCGGGTGGGATCGGAATGCGTCCGGCAGAGGGCCAACTCCCCCATCGTCATGCACGCCAACGCCCTCACCCACCAGCTGCGCCAACAGACCCGACCCACTGCCGGTGATCGCCAGCACACCTGCCCCAGAGCCGGTCAAGGCGGCGAGAACCCCGGAGCCAATGCCAGTGATAGCCCCGCCACCGACGCCGGCCCCTACCAGGGGCGCGATCACTCCGGCCCCGGTTCCAGTAATCGACTCGCTGCCAACACCAGAGCCGGCGAGTGGCGCTATTACTCCAGCGCCAGACCCGGCGAAGACCTCGCTGCCAACGCCCGCACCAGCCAGCGGAGCTATCACTCCAGCGCCGGAGCCGATGAACGCCTCCAGCCCGACGCCGTCTCCGGTCAATGGCGCTATGATCCCGGCGCCGGTGCCGGTCACTCCCGAGGAGGCTTCCTTGACCTCCAACAGGCACGCGCATGAATCCAGCCCGGTCGAGGTCCACGCCGCGCCCGCAGTCGTGGTCTGCTTGTACGAAGTGTTGAGCGTCGAGCTGGCGACGACTTGGCGATTGATGATCTGCGTGTAGCTGGACGGCAGCGTCGGCGTGATCGCGCTCGCGGACATGAACGTGCCGAGAACGATGCTCGATGCCGCCGGAGATCCCGGCAGGGTAGCGCTCGGGTCGCCGGTCGTGCTGGTGGCGACCGACGAGATGTTCGACAGGTCGGAGTCCGCTCCGGTGAACTCCTCGACGCTGCAAATCACCGCGCCCGCGGAGGTAGAGGCCGTCGTGACCGTGAATGTCCCCGGCGAGGCCGCCGCCTGGCACTTGAACACCGTCAGGCGGACGTAGGTCGACCCACCAGATGCCGTGCCGTCTGCAATCTGCGTCCAGGTGTTGACCCCGGAGTTGTCCGTGCAGGTCGGCAGGTTTGGGAGGTTGCTCGGCGGACGACGGCATGAGATGCTGGCGATCATCCACGCCGAGCCGGTCGGCGAGCACGAAACCGTCGTCGAGGTGGTGTTGGCCCCGTTGTCGCCTAGATGGTTGCGGGCAATCGCCACAGAGCATCACTGCCCCTGAATGTTCGCTATGACCGCATCCAACCTGGCCAGGATCTGCGTCTTCTGTCCTCCGGTGAATGGCACGGTCAGGTTCTGCAATTCCTTTCCGCCGTTGAAGCCCTCGAACGCCGGCTCGCCAGTCGTGGTGACCTTCTTCGGCCAGTTGGTGATGAACCAATCCAGCCACGCTGTAATCTCCGCCAGGCTCTCCGCCCAGCGTGCAGCAATGTCCAGCGAGCCCAAAGACGGCCGGCGGCGCAGATACACCACATTGATGTCGGTGGCATTGGCCCCGATCACCGAGATCATGAAATTGCGGTAGCTGGCCATGGCCATGTAGTTGTCACGCGCCAGCAGACCACTGGTGTTGGAGTTGGCGTTGATCGCAGCCCGCCAGCCGACGTAGAGCGCTTTGATCGCCTTGGTGCGGGTGACCATCTCGTCCACGATCTGCTCGACGTCGGTGGAGAGATCGGGGATGCCCGGCATCTCACGCCGCCTCGGTCAGGGTGAACGAGGTCATCTGAATGGCGGCCCCGGTCACGAAGGCCACCGTCGTGAAGTTGATGGTCGCACCCGACGTGCCCACGTCGCAGTCGAAGATCGTCGTGCCCGCCGACGTCGCGATCCGCGCCCAGGTCGCGGTGTTGGTGGCGTCCGCCGCCGTGTCCTGCGTGATCGCCGAGAAGGTCAGCACCCCGCCACTCGCCGACGGAGCACACGGATCGGTGAAGGTCAGCGTCGCCAGCAGCACCTGAGCACCAATGGCCGTGTCCGCCGTCGCCGCCTGCGTGCCGGAGTAGATCTTGATCGTGCCCGCGGTCCCCGCATCGATCGCCGCCGCCAGCGCATCAAGATGCGCGTTGCGCTGCGCCAGCGAGATCCGAACGTTAGCCATGAGCGCGGCCCTTGCTCACCCGGTCGGCCAGACCATGCAACGCATTGGCCAACTGCGTGCCCCGAGCGAACACCCCCGTCAGCTCCTCGAGAAGGACAACCGCCTCGCCCAGCGTCTCGTCAGCCACCGCCAGCTTCTTGCCGGTACGAACCTCTACGCTCCTGCTCGCCGCCTCCTGCTTCTTCACCTCCACCAGCCGCGCATCCATCTCCGCAGCACGATCCGCCAGCATCCGCGCCAGATCCTTTTGCGCGTCCCGCTCGACCTGAAGCCTGACTCTCTCCTTCGCCAGAGCCTCCTCGTCCTTCGCCATCTTCTCCAACGCCGCCGCCAGATTACCCTCGCGGCTGGCCAGCTCCTTCTCCTTCTGCGCCAGCTTCTCCCCGGCCTTGCCAGCCGCCATGATCTTGTCGTCGAGCTTCGCCTGCTCCGCCTTGAGCCGGTCCTCCGCCTCCTTCATCTCCTTCAGCTTGCCGGCAACCGCCTTCGGATCACTCACCAGCGCCAACAAGCCCATCATCGGATCTGGCGCCGCCACAGGTGCTGCCGTCCCCATCATAGCACGCCCTCCCAGATGCTGATCTTGTCGCCCGGGACCACACCGAAATACTCGGCCGAACTGGCAATCACCGGCGTGTCCGTCGTCGCCGCAGACGTCCCAGCCGTGCTCACCAATATCCTGCCAGTCGAACTAATCAGGACACGGATCAGCCTAGTCTTCGCGTTGAACGCAGCACTGACCCCAGCCGTTGTCGTGTAGGTGATCTTCTGCACCACCAGCGCCGGCTCCTTGCCGGTCGGCACAGGAGTGCCACCGCTATTGCCGAGGAACACCATCGCGGCATCCTCGTACTCCGTGACATACGCCGTAGCCATCAGTCCACCACCTCGCCCTCAATCACCTTCATCTCGCCCAGCCCGAGACTGGCCCGCAGCTCCCGCAACAACGCCGTGTCCTGAACCGCAACAGACACCGTCCCGTTCACCGTCGACGCAACCTCCAGATGCTGCCCATAGGCCTGCCGGCTGTGCTTCTCCGCCGCCGCCCGAGCACCATCCGCCAAATACCGCGCCGCACTCACCAACGGCATCGCCAGCTTATCCGACACATTCCCAGCACGCACATCATGAAACGTCTGCCGCTGCAGAGCCTCCGCCGACATCATGTCGCTCTCAGACCGCCGCTCCAGCTTCACCCGCTTGAGCTCCATGAACTCCGCCGAATGAACCCACGCATCCAACGTCCGCGTCCCAGGAAACGCCGGCCAATTCCTAACCATCCAAGGTATGTTCTCACCATTCGCCAACCGATCCAGATACTCCTCCGCCAGGCCCTGGTCATACGGCTCGATCACCGTCGTCGTCTGAACCCACCGCTCGGCCGGGGTAAGACGATCATCCGGGCACTCACCATACTTGGCAATGAAGTTCGCAACCTCCTCCGCCGTCGGAGGACCCCGCAGCAACGCCTTCGACAGCCTGCCACCCGAGTCTATCAGATGACGGTGCTCCTCCGGAACCGGGATCGGGTCCGAGCCATCCTTGCGCTTGCGCCCCGCATTCGGCTTGCGCGGCGTCGTCGAGCGCCCATCCCGCTCCTCCGGTGGCCGCTTGCTCTGCGCCCCACGAGTGTGCAACGGACTGCGCGGATGCTTCAACGCCGCCATGCGATTACTTCTTCTTCTCTACCGACTTGCCTATCATCTTCACTATCTCCCGCATCCGTGCCTCGTCCTCCAAATCCCGCCGCTGCACCGGCGCACCCCGACCTCCACCCGCCAACGCCCGCGCTATCATCGCCACCCCAGACGCCACCCCAGGACCACGCCCACCCTGGCTCTGATACTCAACCCGCCCTACTGGCACGTCATCCCCTCCATGTTCAGCAGATTTACCTGGTTGATCTCCTCCTCCACTGCCCGCAGCAATTCATCCAAACCATACTCAGACGGATCTGCCCGCAATATCTCCTCAGCACGACGCAACCTCACCGCACAAGCCTCAAAACTCGCGGCCTTCCCCGCCAGCAAATCAGCCATACCTAGAACTTCCTCACGACCTACCGGCATCGATGATACCCCCAACGCGGTACTACCCGGCTCTCACTCCCATCATACACAAAACTCTCCGCATGCTCACACGGAACAGGACTTACCAACACAGCAAGACGGCGCGCATAGCAGACGTTCCGCGTCCATACCGACGGTAGCGCCGGCCGCTCTGACGGTAAACGACCCCTCCACCCACACCTCCAACAACCATACCCAGCACAGTACTCGCAAGAAGAAAGAGGAGCGGGCGGCATCACCTGCGCGCGCGAGGCGTGGGTGGGATTGGTTTCAACGATATGAGTATTTATCGCGCCTTTCCGGGGCACCGCCCCTGCCACCCGGCATATGGGACCCATTGTGCATGCGCTCCATCATCTAACGTGGTGTTATGTTATAACGTTTCGTCCCTTACCATAGCATAGCGCATGCCTGCTAGGTTTGAGCCAACAATGGCAATGGTATCATACCATATCATACCATACCGCATGAGCGCATAGCTCACCGCCACATGGTAGCTGAGGGGTGACTAACTCATGGGTCACATTCACATAATGTGGTACATCAATGGGTTAGCGGCCATTCACTCTTAACTACCCATTAACCCACCTCGAGCGCTATATCCAGCTGACCATAGCCAACTGGTATGATGAGTACATATGTGATGAGTGCGTATGACGAAACATCGAATTAATCACACACCCCTCAACTCTGTGACAGGTGACAGGTCGTGACAGGACCAGCCCTATCGGCGAGTTATGTGTGCGCGCGCCATGTAGAAAGCCCACTATAGGCACTTGACGTGTCACTCCATACGTACTACGCGCGCATGCGCATAACTCGTCGATGCCGATTCTGCCGTCACCACGTGTCACAACGGCTTATGTGTCACGGGCTTTCTGGCCTTGATCCCCTTGCTGGCATATCGGCTTATCATGTTGATAAGTCGGGAATAATCGGCGACCGTGATCCTGCGGAAGCCGGCTGCAACCAACGCCTGGTTGAGTGATTGCGGCGACATATCGCCTAATTCGCGACCTTGGTTCTGTGCCCATTCGGCGATGAACTCTCGCTGTCCTGGTTGCCTGGTTCGGGTAATATGGTGCTTGGCTTTGCGCACCATGGCCTTGAGCT